GCGCGGCCCCCGCCTCTGCATCACCGGCTGCGTAGTTGCCCGTGGTGTCGGTTCCGAGCTCCACGCTGTTGACCTGGATCGTCGCGGCGGCACCGACCGTCACCACGTCGCCCGTGAGCGGCCCGGCTTGGTAGGTCACGGTGCCGCTACAGATCGAGCCCGTCGTGCAGATGGTGCCCGTCTCTGCGGGGAGCGTTGCGGTGAAGTTGGCTGCGAGCGCGGGCACGGACAGCTGCACGTAGTTCGATGCGTCGGTGTCATAGAACCGCGCGTCGAGCCCGGCCAGGAAATTCGCGTTGCCGGTCTCGCTGACCGTGAATAGCTGCGTGCCACCACCACCAGTCGCCCCGTGCGCGACGATGAATGTGCCGGTGCTGTCATTGTCCTGGTCTATGTTCACGTACACGCCCCCATCTGAGCCAACGACCATCGACACGTTCGGCGGCGCGGTGATCTCATTCTGGCCGAACACGGCCGGGTCAATGAGTAAGTCATTACCGGCATACGCGGAGCCAATGAACGACGTTGCGCCGGTATTGATCGGGTCTGTATCCATGAGAGAGCCGATCACAGTTTGATCGCCACTACCAAAGTCGATCCCGGATACCCGTGCGCCACCGCCGGCCTTCGCGTCCTTTATGTCGATAAGTGTATTAAAGTCGGATGTAGCACTGAATTTCATACACTGATCGACTTCGGTGATGCGGCAATTCACGTTAATGAAGGAGTTAGCTGACCCGGCCTGGACGTCAGCCGCACAGGGTGCGACACCAGTGCCAGTTCCGACCCCAGTGCAACAAGTGAACGGCTCGCCAGAGGCCCAACATAGTGCGTTTGCGGCGAACGTTGTCGATGAGTCAATACCAATGCGGTCCTGTAATTGTAGCGACGTGAATAGATTCGAAACTGCACTAACGCCAGCTAGGAATATCCCTGTATGCCCGGAATCAAGCTCTAGGGATTCGAAATGACCGAAAGCCGAATTGCGTACAGTGAGCCCACGAAACGGGCTCGTAAAGGAGCCGCCAGTGAGGCGTACGTTTCGCATTGTAGGGTACTCAACGCCGTCAAGGAGCACCGCACCAAGTGCGCCACCCGGCTGCGACGCTTGGACGTGAATGTCGCGAATCACGACGCCATGGATGTCTTGCCCGCTAACTAGGTTATTCGCAAACGCCAGTGCGTAACCAGGCCCGCTATAAGAGATGCGCGTCCTGTCGTTCGCGGCACCCTCGATGATGACTCCCCCAGCATTCCCCGCAGTCGAGATATTTGCCCAGATTAACTCGTTCGTAATGATGCAGATACCGATAGGGAAAACGAAGCGCCCGCGCCGATTCGCAACCGAGTCGAGCGCGAGGATGATCGCCGCCGTGTCGTCCGTCACGCCGTCGCACTTCACGCCATAGTCGCGCACGTCGACGAATGGCAGGTCGCCTCCGTCCCCGCCTGGTGGGTAGGTAACTGGACCCGTCGCGCTGGCCGGGGAGGTAGAGCCGACCAGCGCGACGAGTACCAGCACCCACGCGAGAGCAGCCCACCCCCGCATGTCGTTCACTTCTCGATCAGGATGCCGACGATCACCGTGGTGCATGTTCCCGTGCCAGCGCCGGTGCAGCACGAAACCGGGGCGGCCGATGCCGTGCAGTTCGCGTCCAGGAACGCCTGACAGCTCCATGCCGTATCGCGGACGGAACGGTCGATCGGTAGTGCGCCCTTCGGCCATAGCGTCAGGCCCTCTGCTGCCGCATCGCATACACCAGCGGCGGCGGCTACCGGGCAGATGACCACGGCGTTTACGCCGCTCTCGTTGCTCAGCAAGATCGAGCGCGCGTTCGCGGTGGACGCCGCCGCGATCAGCGCGACATTACCCGCCACCGTGCAGCTTACCTCAGCGTAGGTGCGCGTGGTGCCCTGGTGCTCGCGCACGTAGAGCGGGTTTGTTGGCGTGCCGCCGCTCTGGGCTTGCGCCAGTGACACGCTCGCGACGATTCCGAGCACGATGAGTAGGAGCTTCATGTCGAACCTCCGGGGGCCACGAGCGCCCCCGTCAAGTTTGTGATCAGATGAGGTCGTACCAGAGGTCGAGCTGGTAAGTGAGCCTGGCATCGGTCGCGGTGAAGTCGATATTCACCGCAGTCGCTGCCGTGCCGGTCACGCCGCTGGATGGCAAGGTGATGACCCTCGAGGAATAAGTAAGTCGGGTCGCGTCAGCGATAACGGTAGTCCCATCGACACCGCTCAGCATCCCGAGTCCGAGGATCTCGGTCGTGCCATCCGCGAGCCACGCCGCTTGGAGGGCCGCATCTGTCGCGCCTGCCCCCGTCAAGTCCGCTGCCATGAAGAAGATGTATGACTTGAGGCGGTACTGCTTGCCGGTGACGGCAGCCAGTACCGAGGCCGCAGTCGCGCTCGCAGTTCCCGTCTTGTAGACGTGGCTCGCGCCCATGCCCGCGTAGAACGTCTCCCTGAACTGTGGTGCTGGCATCTGTCAATCTCACTTTCTAGGCGTTAACACGCCTTCCATCCCGCTATTCGCCCGGCAGTGGATCGGGGCTACATCGCCATCGGTGGACCCTGCGCCTGATTCTGTGCCATCAGGTCGTCAGGGGAAGGCGGGGGCTGACCAGCGTTAGTGGTCACAGGCGCAGGAGGTCCCGACCCCGGCGCACCGCTCCCCTGGTCACCCCCAGCCATCTGTGCCTGCTGCTGCATCATCATCTCCTGCTGGAGCTGCTGCATTGCCTCAGGCGATTCGGGCAGACCCAACTGCTCGGGGTCGAAGCCTAGCGTGCTGACCGCCGTGTAGAAGATCTGCAGCATGTTCATCGGCGGGATGCCAAGCTGCTGGCCGAGCGTCATCAACTGCATGAGCCGCTGCATCAGGTCCTGCCGCGCCATCATCATCGAGATCCCACGCACGGAGATCCGCGTCGGCACGTTCAGCGTCTCAAAGCGCGTCAGGTCGTCCTGGAAGAACTGCGCCGCACCCGGCCCGCCGAACTGCTCAAGCAGATCCTTCAAGCGCGGGTCGCTCGCATCCGAGCCGAACTGGATGATGTCACCCTTCAGCAGGTTCAGCAGGCGCTCGAGGTCGTTCTCCTCCAGCCTGCGTGACACGTTGTGCAGGTAGGCCGTACCGGCATTGGTCTTGCTCGACACCTCGGTTGCGGTCGGCCGGCCACGCGAGGATGGCGACCCGTCGATGAACTCCGAGATCTGCGTTGACGACTGCCCGATCGACTCCAGCTTGTTGTAGAGCGGCCAGATGTTGTTGATCTGCGTCTGGAACTGGAGCTTCTTGACGAACTCCTCGCGGCCCCGGTAGATCTTGCCGGGCCACAGGTCCTCCGGCATGGATGGCTCGTCGCACTTCGTCTCGTCCATCAAGAAGACGCCGAGCACCGCGTACATCGCATCATCGATCATCAGGTTCAGGATCTTCTCCTGCTGCTCCTGCATGTACGAATCGGCGTCGCAGAGCGGCATCCCCCACGGCCGGCCACGGTACGGGATCGGCGTCGAGCAGATGTAGCCCGACTCGCCATTCCAGCGCGGGTTCGGGCCGATCTGGACGATGGCCTTCTCGTTGACGGCGACGATCACCCAGTTCTCGGCGACGATCTTGCCGCCCTTGTCGTAGATGTTGCCCGTGTACTTCTGCACGAGGTGCTGCCGGCGGTTCATGGCGCGCGAGTCGAGTAGCTCGGTGCGACGGTAGCGGCTCTCGCGCGACGCACCCCACGACACGGGCTCGCCGATGTCGTCGATCGAGTCGTAGACGCCCGCGCGCTGGCGCGAGAGCAGGTCTTCCTCGTCCACCCACGACTCCTCGATCACGAACTTGCCCTTGTAGAAGTCAGAGGCGTAGGGGTCGGGGAAGATGCACCACGCCGACACCCACTGCGTCTCGAACTTCATGCGCTCCATCGCGTGCGCAGCGACGAACGGGCGCGGCTGCTGGGGCGGCGGCGGCGGCTGCTGGCCGTACTGCGCCGCCTCCATCGCCATCATCTCCCACTGCTGCATGTCCATGTTCCACTGCTCGACCTCCATCGGGTCGGGTGGCATGACGTGCGGGCGCTTCTCCATGTAGGTTTCCGGCGAGCAACGCATGAAGCCGGTGCCGATGGTGAACGCCTCTTCCCACATGGCGAGCGCGTTCTCGACCGTGCGCGCCTGGTCGGTGACCAGCCTGATCCAGTGCTGCAGGAGCCTGGTTTCGGGCTCGAAGTAGGTCTTCGGGTCGTTGTAGACCTGGAACCACTGCGGCGCGTCGAGCAGCACGCCCTGTAGCTGCGAGAGCGTGACGCGAACCTTGGTCTGGATCTCGGGCACCTTCACGCGCGCCTGCCACGGCTGCTTCCGCGCGTCCACCGTGCGCAGGTGGTAGAGGTCCTCGAGGCGACGCCACTCGTTCTCCAGCGGCGCACGCGCGGTGCTGGACTGCTGGCGCGCAGTCTGGATCAACTGGAGGATGTCCTCCTCCGTCATGCCCTGCGCGCGCTCGGGGTCGATGATGCCCAGCTCACCCCAGTTGCCCTCGCGCAGGTAGTCCGCCCAGCGCGGGCGAGGGAAGGGTGACGCGAGCGACGCTGGCTCCTGACCGCCCGGACTGTCGCCATAGGACGGCATGCCGCCAGACATGCCGCCCATCCCGCCGCCGAGCATCAACGTCTACCGGGCACGTACCCCAGCGGCGGACCCGGTGCGCCTCCCGTCCACTGCGGGAGCGGACGAATGACCGGTGGCGGCCAAGACTGCAGGGTCGGCGGCTGTGGCATGCTGTTTGCCCCATACTGCGAACCTTGCAGCGATGCAAGCTCTTTCCGCACCAGATCTTGCACCAATGCACTCATCTGGCCGGAATCTTGAGACTGGACGGGCGTGTTGGCGAACTGAGCCCCCGGGACGTAGGCACGCTGCGCCGCGTCTGGATCGTGGTAGGCACCAGCCGCCGCGTTGCGCGCAAATCGCTGGTTCCATGCGGCCAACTGCTCGGGGCTCGGCTCACGGCCTGCGGCCTGTGCGAGCGGGATGGGGTCGCCACCCATTCGCACGTTGGGCATCCCCTCCAACTGCGTGTTCGCGCGCTCGAACATCACGCGCTCGTCGCGATCGCCGCGACGGAACTGCTCCAGAAGCTCGGCACCGTGCTTGCACCAGATGCCGAACATACGCGGGTCGTCGATCACCGCAGCGCCGATCAGGCAGGCGACCACGTAGCGGTTCTCGGGGTGTAGGTACAGCTCGCGCATGGCCTGCCTGCCCGCACTGTGCTGATCGGCGAACAGCCAATTGGCAGCGTCCTGGAGCTCCCTCGGCAGCGCCATCAGGGCCGCGATGGTCCGCTGGCGCGTCTCCTCGTGCGTCAGCTGTACCCGCGCGGGATCAGCTTCCTCCAGTCGCTCGGGGTTGCGTACGACTCTGCGAGGCTTCCCCTGGACCTTGTTCCGGCTCCCCTTGGGCCGACCGCGCCTGGCTGCGCGTACGACATCGCCAGCGGGTGCCCCGACGCTAGCTGCTCCTCGTCCCGCATCAGCCGCTTGTACGTCAGATCCGCCGCCCGCAAGTACATCGCCAGGTCCACCCAATCCTTCCCGGTCTGGTCGTAGACCCTGCGGTCCCTCTTCGTGGGGTCGGTTACCCAAACGAATCTCCGAAATGCCCATAACGGTCCCTTCTGCATGTCGGCGACGCTCTGGCAGATGCGCAACTTCGGCACCGCCTTGTCGCCGTCGAGCGGGTTGTAGGTCGGACGCATCCAGTCGTGAAGCGTCTGAACGTGAGTATCAACGGACTCCTCGTAGACAATGCCCGCCTTGCGGAACTTGCCGAACCAGTCCTGCTGTAGGTCGGCGTCAATCCTGTGCTTGCCGCCGCGCCGGTCCATGATGGCCTTGTCCGGCTGCCGGCCGACGTAGCGACGGTGGCCCTGGATGTCGCGGCACATGCGCTGAAAGCCATCGTTCGGCACCTGTGCCGCGTGGAACCAGTACCAGTTCTCTTCCGGGTCGACGGTGAACCACCCCATGTGGAGCGGTCGCTTCATGGCAGGGTCCACGACCTCGACCACCGGCCAGCCCCAACGCTTCACGTCGATGTCGGGCACGACGTGCGTCGCCTCCTGTATGTAGGCGAACTCCAGGTCAGCAACCGCCGTGAACGTGCCGAACTCGCGCGCCGCACGCTCCGCAGGTGGCACCAGCGCCAAGAACGTCAAGATCCGGTCGTGCGGCAGTACCCCGACGCCAGGATTACATACTTGGCAGTTGCGATGGATGTCGATCTCATCGAACTGCGCCACTGCACCGTAGAGCGGCGATTCAGGGTCGCGGCCGGGGACCAGCAGCTCGTCAAGCATCCACGCCTCTTTTAGTGGCGTCAAGCTCAAGTCGGTGCGACCGCTGCGCGCCATGAGGCCACGGCGCACGGCATTGAAGATCGCCTGTGGGGGCGGCTCGTCAAACCACGCGCGATCCCACACCGCACCCTCGTACACGCTCACCTCCTGCTGGTAGGACATGAGCGTCACCTCCGCACCGGATGCGAAGCGCCACAGGTAGGGGAAGCCCTCGGAGTTCTTCTTCGGTGAACCTTGCAACATGCCCGGCGAGACAAACTCGTTGAACTTCGGCAGCACGTTGTCGCGCAGCGCGTCGAACGACTCGCCCGCCACCAGCGCCCGGTAACCCTTCTTCGAGTTCCGCACCGGTCGCGCACGGTCGTTGCCGCCGAGCGCAAGCGGCCGGTCACCAAGGCAGTCGGAGATCGTCTCGATCGCCCCCCACGTCGTCTTCCCGACCTGGTTGGGCGCGACCACCGGCCTGATCTCCTCCTTCGCCGCAAACCATGGCTCCTGGTAGTTCAGCGGCTTGAAACGGAGGAAAGCGGTCGACCGGACGATGGTGTCGGTCTGGTCGGTAATGGCGCGCAGTTCCTCTGCGAGCTGTTCCGGGGTCAGTCTGGATAGGTCAGGTCGGGACTTTCCTTGCGCCACTGCACGGAATGGATACTCGCCCTATCGCAGATATGCAAGATAATCAGGTTCCCGGCTCCGGGGCGACCTCGCCGGGCAGTAAATTCCAGCCCGGCTCTTTCGCCGCCACCGTCGGCTCCAGCAGCTTGGCCTTGATGTCCTCCACGTAGCGCCGCTCGTCGTCATCGAGCTTGACGATACGATGGAACGTCGTTGACCGGCCATTCGGGTACTGCGCCTGGTAGAAACGCTCGACCTCGCGCGGTAGCGTCAGTATCTCGCGCAACCACATCTCGGCCATCTCCGCCGCCCATGGGATCGTCCCCCACATCCTGATCGGCACGAAATAGTCGTCCGAGCCACCGACAATGATCGTGTCCTTGGGGTCGATAATGCCCACCCACGCGCGCCACGCCATCGGCTCGTCGTCGTCCACAGTGAGCCCGGAGACTACGCGAAGGCCCTGCACCACCTTGGTCTCGCGCGTCAACACGTCGCGCGACAACATGGGGTCCCGGTGGCCCCTGGTCTCCAGCCGCTCCAGCGCAATGCGCTGCCTCTTGGAGTATTTCGACAGGTCGATCATACCACCAGCGGAGACAGGCGCTTGTAGCCCAACTCGGTCAGGACAGCCTCCACCATGCGCGCATCCAGCGGGTGCCCGATCATGCCACCAAGCATGAGCCCGATCGAACGCTTGATTATCGCCATATCCGCGTCGGGATTATCCTGTACCGGGGGGACCTCATCATCTGCCATGCCAATTCCCTACACCGACTAGCGCGGGAGAAGCAACAGCGACTGGAGAAAGAGCTTGCATCCATCCTGCAACCGTGCAAGGAACCAATCTCCGCCACAAAGGCGGCAGGGGGGCGCGGCTGAGATGCCGTGCAAAGCTGGCCTAGTCGAAAGCCAGAGGCCCGGTGCTTCACCGAGCCGCACTCCCTGTTCCCCGCGATAGGCTTTTCAGCCGGTTGTCCAAGCAGACAACTCAAGCACGGGGGGCAGGGGGGTCATGTGTTCCTACTCCCATGTCCTCCACTCCCACCTGCTCCTAGTAACCTAGTTACCTAGAAGCCCAGTGCGCGCCCTCTCAGCACTTTCAGCATGTGCTTGACGTCATGTGCTCGCGCTCTGGGGATGGGGCCCCCTGCGTTAATCTTCATAGGGGGGGGCGATGGGTGAGCCTGGCGCCCTAGGTCAATCGACCTTCGTCGTCAGACGTTTCACGTGAAACATCCGGCGTCACGTCCCTCGCGCGCCCACGTCGCTCAAGCTCTTGGGTGATAGCGAGTAGACGATGAGCCTTCTCGTTCAGCTCGGCCACTGTAGCAGTGCCCGACTTGCCGTCCAGGTTCGCAAGCAACTGCTGCAGCACGATGAACTTGTCCACCAGGATCGCACCCACCACCGTCCAGTCCCTCGTCCCCTTTGGAGGCTCACCGCCCATGGGTGTGTTTTGAAGGTTCGATGCAACATGTCTCATAGAGAGTTCGGCAGCGCCAAGCACTAGGCCTGTAAGCTGCTGGACGCGATCTGGCGTCACAGCGAGGGCAAGGAGGGCCTGCATTTCTTGTGCGTGGTTACCTGCGAGGCGCGCCATTGGGGCTTCTGGCATCAGGGCTGACAGGACGGCGGATGCTCTGGCATGGGCGTTGGCATGACGTGGCTTGGCTATGCGGCCCTTCCGGTTCGATTTTAATGGTACGTCGGCGATGATCATGGGCTCCTAGATACTAGGGATTGGCGAAGAAATCTTGCGATGGCGAGTAGATAGTTGCTGGACACGCTTGACACACGATAGCAGCTTGTGTACATTGATGACAGACAGACAACAGGCGCTCTGGAGAGTGCCAGGGGGAAGAGACCATGACATACCGCATACCGACAACAGTAAGGAATTATGCCATCGCGCATAGCATCAACGTAGGACGCAATGAGCATGGAAGCTACACGGTGCGAGACGCTGAGACGCTCCAGATCGTTGCAATGACGATCAGCGCGAAGCCTACGGCGCTGAATGCGCTGGCAATGATGCGCCGCCTGGTCTCGAATAGAGCCTAGACGGTCAGGCTCGCGCCCATGGCGAGCCTTTCCGCCTGCGCTTTCGCAGGATGGGCGCTCGGGAACGAGCGCCGGGGAGAAGAGACCATGATTCGCAAAGACGATCGAACGACAGCGGAAATCGCAAGCCACCCATTGCTGGTAGTCATGACGGATCGTTTCATGTCAGGCTGGGGTCAGGCCAAGAATGGAAATTCGGTAGCGGCATGGGCATGCCAGACGCCAGAATCGCGCGCGAGCACTGAGCGATGGGTACGTTCTCGCGGCGACGCCCTGCGCGTGAGACTGGTACACGACGAGCGCGGGAACTACCGCCCACGCGGGGCCGTGCATTACCACGTCTACGTCGTGCGCGATGGCCATCCTAGCCTAGATGCGCTCGGGGTGGCATCATGAGCATCGGGAAGAACGCGCGCACCTGGGCGATGATCGGGATCACCTGGGGGATGCTCGCGATTACCTTGGTGGTGCTCATGATTACCATGCTTAGGCTAGTGGCGACGCTGGCAGTGCTCGATCGCCGCACGCGGGACCAGTCCGACGCACGACGCTGGTACGCTAGTGAGCGCCAGATCTGCGAGGTGCCGTCATGAGCATCGAGAAGTGCGACGGCTGTGGCGAGGCGATCACGGCCGAGGCTGCCGCGCAGGGCTGGCCGATCCCCCGCTTGGCGGACGGCACGAGCATCGGCCCGTGCTGCTACGGCGAGGAGGCCTGGTGCCCGGAGGGACACGTCCTGGACGCGCACGGCGGGGACGCCACGTGCGCGGTCTGCGAGGGGACAACCAAGTACAATATTAGCTTCGCGACGATCAGCGCGCTGCGCCATGCATCATACGAGCACGGGGACGACTTCATGGGCGCGGTCTGCGACCTGGCGCTAGATGGCCAGATCGATACGGACGACTACGGGACCCTCGATCGAGCAGCCCTAATCAGGCTAGGGGATATGTCGCGCGATGAGGCTTACGCCGCTTGCGCCGCTTGCGCCGCAGCGGTCAACGAGCTGGTGGGCGACGATGCAGCGCCGCAGCCCGGGTGCTCGTGCATCCGGTGCGCCAGGCCGCAGGTGGCGTCATGAGGCGCCCCGGCTGCTACTGCCAGCGGTGCCAGCGGTGCCGGGTGCGCGGCGAGCGCTTCGCGGCGATCGACCGCCACCCCCAGCTTGCGCTTGAGGGTGGCTCGCCGGTCGTCGAGGCGCGCGGCTTCGACGATCGCGCGGCTGCCGTCGCCTACGCTCGCCGCCGAGGTGAACTCGGTACGCCGTGCGACGTGTTTGACGCTTGGGGTGAACTGATCTACACGCGCGAGACGGTAGAGGTGCCGTCATGACGCGCGGCTTCGCCCTCGACCTCCACGGCACCGTTATCGGCGACGACATTCTTGTCGTGCACGAGACGGTCCGCCGCAAGCTCAGCGTGGCACCATTGGCACCATTCACGCTGTCGCACCTACCTACCGGCTACGCGTTGATCCGCGGCTACACCGAGACGGTCCTCGTGAAGGTCGGCAAGGCTCTCGTAACACTCGTGCCCGACGTCCTGGCGCTCACCGACCCGAAACAGATCACAGCGCAGATGCCGGGGTTGGTCGTTGACTGGCTCTGGCACTGCCACCGCGATGGGTGGCAGGAACCGCCCTCGCTGATTACGGATCAGGTGGCGTCATGAGTGACACCGCGACCTGCCCGAAGCACCACAACATCCCGCTTGTCTGCCCAGCGTGCAACGGGGCCAAAGGCGGGCAGAGCAAAAGCCCGCGCAAGCGCGCGTCGAGCGCCGCGAACGTGGCGAAAGCGCTGGCGGCGCGATGGGCGCGCTTGCCGCGCTGAGCTAGCTACCGCAGGAGAGCCCCGGCCCGACAAACCGGGGCTCTTCTGCGTCATGCTGGCATGAGCGGTACAACGGCCCCGCCCTGGATCGCCATCACGAGCACGTAGGGTCGCCAGTATTTCTTATCCACGGCGGATTTGTATTTCCGCCAGCCCACAACCCACAGTTCACGACGCCCACCGTCCAGCCAGCTTCGCGCACCGGCCAGGAGCTTGATCTTGGCCACCCTGGCGGCGACGTTGGCACCGCTGGTGGCCTGGATGCCGATGGTCAGGGGACCTTGGATCGCCACCATGTCGAGGCAGCCGAACAAGTCGTGCTTCTTGCCGCTATAGGCGTTGTGGCGCTCGACCACCTCGGCGGCGTAGCCTTGCTCCCGCAGCCAGGCCAGGGTTCGGGCTGTTGGGCTCATACCGCAATGAAGAGCTGATCTAGCCCTTCAACCATCTTGTAATTGCGTGCCCATGCGGCGTCGCTGCTTTTATTATTTTCAAGGGTAGCCCAATATGCGTCAATCAATTCTTTCATCATATCGCGTGCGGGCATGTCCTGATTATCTGACACCAACTCCGCCCGCCTGATATCATTAGCGGCTCCCCAGTAGTAACCCGACTTCGCGTCATGGGGCTGCCTTCTCTCGTACTCGATGTCACTCCTTTGACGGGCTACGTGCTCAATTTCGGTATCACCAGAATAGCGGGCCCGCCTGCTTATCGCCTCGATCTCCTTGTCCGCTGAACAGGCTGGGCACGCCTTGGCGCTGGGGATAGTTATCGCCCAGCCGTGCATCTTGGCCTCGCTACCCTCCGGGCGGCGTGCGGTATGGAACTCGGAGTCAAGTATCAGGCGCAACCACGAATAGATATCCTTCGCATCGTCCCTTAGCTCCTGCGCTGCCTGGGGGGCGCGGACTTTCCGAAGGCAGTCGCGCCGCAGGTTCTCGCCGTCCTGCCATACGACGTGCAAGTGGTCGGGTGAACAATCGCCCCAGAAGTAGTTCACCGTGCCCCACGGCACGCCCAGCAGATCACCAGTTTTGCGGTCCAGTACGTCAGCACGGATCAACTGCCGGAACACCGACAACGTGACCTGGCGCCCCTCGACGGTGAGCGCCTTCAGCTCCGCTGAGACGGTCTTGAGCGTGGCATTGCGCGCGTTCATCAATCGCATTGGACTACCCATCCTTTACGGCGCCTGACGCACCATATCCCAGAAGTGAGGCCACGGTATCAATCCGGGCCGCTATCGCACTGACGGGCCTCGCAGGTGGCAAGGCGGGCACCTCTCGTGGCGCGGGCGCCCTCTCGGAGCGCCGCAGCGCCAGTCTGGCCGCATCCGCCCGCCGGCACGGGAAGCACGCCTTGCGGCCCTGGGTCGGTGGCACCTTGCCGCACCGGGTACAGAGCCCTGCGGCCAGGCGGCGGGCACGGTGGGCCTGCACGCGGGCCGTCAAGGGTTACACCGGAAGAACGCAGCCGCGAAGCCTCGCGGCGTCTCACTGCGGAGCCGGGCACGGTCGCGCGACGGCGGCAGTCCGTGCATCTTCGAGCCCTCGCTCGCGGGGACATCGCCCAGTCGCCCTACGAACAACGGCGTCGGTGGCGTGAACATGCCCCAGAGGCACGTTCTCTTCGTATACGGGTCGCCATAGTCGCAGGGGTTGAACGTGAACGCAGGGGGGCCGTAGTAGCGCGATAGGCGTCCTACTGGATTCTCCAATGCCCACCACCGTGGCCGACAGAGCGCCACGAAGCGCAGGCACGCATCAGCGATCGCCAGCGCGTCGGTCAAACCGACTTGCCCCTTCCCCGCCCACCATCTCGCACCACTGCTTGCGAGGTGCGTGCATGGCGGGGCCGCGAGGATGCCATGAATGTTTCCTGGGTGCCCCAGCAACCGCACGTCGTCGCCGTTCGCCAGATCGACTTGGACCACATCATAGCCGGCCTCGCGGTAAGGCCCTGACCAAACCCCGCTCAGGTCACATAGCGAGAGGATGCGCAGCCCCGTCATTGCCCCAGCCGCCAGGCCACCGAGCCGGTACGCAGCCTCGCAGGCTTCTTGGCCTCGGCTACCGGCCCGAGCGCCAGCTCGAGTTGTGCCTTCTTGCGCCAGCTCGCTATCTGCCGGCGGATCTCACCCTTGCGCCACTTGCCAGCGATGGGAAGCTCGGCCTCGAGGTCAGAAATCATCTGATCGCAGAGAGCTTTCCAGTCACTCACTCGTCCACCCCGGACGCGGGCCATTGTCGGTACGTCGCGCACGTGCCCTCGTAGTACAGCCGCGCCATGCCACGCCTCCCGACCTGCCTG